CCAGAAATTTTAGTAGAACATTGTGCAGCTCAAGAGCCAAATGGAGATATAGATTATTTAAATTTGTCCCCCTCAATTAGAGATAATCCGTTGTATCCAGCAGTACCAGATATAGAATATATAGGCGAATATATTTGCAGAACTGTAGCAGGGTCTAACAGCAAGCTTATGGACCATCCCTTTAAAGGAACATTTGATATTAAAGTAGGACGTGCCCCAGTAAATATAGAAGATGTTGAAGATACTTCTCAACTTAAATTAAATGCCAAAGGTCAGCCAGATATTTTATATACACAACTTTGTAAATACTCTAAAACTTTTGCACCAGTAGAAGGTTTAGAAGACGATTTAGCACATATGGGTAGAGCCATATCAGATTTATTTATAGCCGAAATGCAAGGTGAAGACTTAACCGAAATGACAGAAGAAGAAGCTCTATCAGGTAGATTAGATTATCCAGATTCAGAACCATTAAATATGAAAACCACCGCGGGCGAACCTTGGTCGCGAGTAGGAAAAACTCCTGGTAAACAGAAAAATGCTTATTTAAAGATTAGAATAGAAGAAAATGGCAGGAAGATGTATACTATAGATAGAACAACACAACATGGTAAAGATTTAGCATTAGCTGTAGAACGTAAAGATAAATTTCTGAAGCAAGGAAAACGAGTTATGTCTATTTGGAAAAACTGCTTAAAAGATGAAACTAGACCATTGGAAAAATGTAGATTAGGTAAAACTAGATTGTTTACAGCCGTCCCATATGAAACTGCAATTTTATCAAGGAAATATTTTGGAAAATTTAAAGAAGTATGGCAGTCTAAACGTAAAGATCTTTTCCATTCAGTAGGTATTAATCCGTGTTCTAGAGAATGGACTCATTTAGCTAAGTATCTTTCAAACAAGGGAGAGGAATTTTATGATGCAGATTACTCAGCATACGATGGATCTTTAAGAGCAGATTTTATGATGACAGCAGGCGCAATAGTAATTAGAACAATTAATTATGTTTCAGGTATAGATGTAGATGCAGCCGCGACCCTATGGGGTGAGTATGTAGAGACATATCAAGTTAGTGGATCTAATATTCACTTAGTAAAGCATGGAAATCCATCAGGTAATCCTATGACAACCGTAATAAATTGTATTGTAAACTTCATGTATCATTGGTGGTGTTATAGGAAAATTACAGGAAAATTAAACTTAAACTCATTTACAAATAATGTAGGATTTACTTGTTTTGGTGATGATGTAGTGTTTTCAACAAATTCTAAAATCACAGGTTATAGTTTTAAAGAAGTAGCAAAATGGATGAAAGTACTAGGACAAGATTATACAACAGCTCAGAAAGATAGTAATGATATAGGTGCTAGAAAATTAAGTGAGATAACTTTCCTTAAGCGTAGATTTGTATTAGAAAATGGATTTTATTTGTGCCCAATAGATAAAGACTCAATAGAACAACAGTTTAATTACACCAATATTGATGCAAACAATTCAGAAAACATTAAAGATCAGATAGATAACGCAATGGTAGAAGCGTGTCAGCATGGTAGGGATTATTTTGTTTATTTTAGAGAGAAAATTCGCAGTGCTTTATTCAACAATCATCATTTAAGGAGAGAGATAGGATTAGACCTACCAAATTATTCTAGCGTTGTAGAAATTCTGATTAAACGTTTCGATATATGATTACGTCGATAACTGCGTGTGTTGGTTTAAAATGTGTACATGTGCGCAAAGCCAAGACACGTTTGGACCCCAAGGGTCAAAATACTTTAGGGAAATCTCCGATAGCGGACTAGTATATCCTCGTACTAAACCTCGTGTAGAAAACCAAATTGATGTAGATCTCGTCAAGACCTATCTTCCTTGCCGCCGTAGGAGCGGCAAGTTCACTCCCTATGAACTAGGAAGAATCAAAGTAAATGTATATGGTTCAACCCAGTACACTTGCTCCGTCATAAACAAGATTGCCATGAAAATAGGAACTAAATATGACTTTATTTTTAGACGTAGATGTGTAGACGTAGTTATTTATCGCGAGGACGGTAAGTACAAATCAGTAGAACGTTATGACATCATGAAAGCCCCATCAACTCAATACCTTGTTTTTGAAAACCTCCCAGAAGTTAATGCAGCATACCACTATGTACCCATTGATGACAACACCCTCCGCCCACAAACTCGATACGGATTAGATTATGATATATATGACAACCAATACGTAGGCGGAGATAAAGTACAACTTGCCTTGAAGAACCCAGATATGGCCGTAGCCATGCTAGAATACATAAATAGACATCCTTCAGTACATGTCTATGAAGAGGGTGAACTTAGAGAACTCGTAAGATATTCAGTGTCTACTAATAAATGTGTTCACGGTAAGCGTAATGTAACATCAGTGTGTAATTGTATGGCTAGAATTAACAAGAAGAGTGTAGTTAGAGAACAAGCAGATAATGGTAAGATGCAAGATGGAGTTAGAGCTAAGAAACGTGTTCATTATTCCCATACAGAAACTAAAGCCGTAGTATTTGACAACATACAGACAGACCTTTCAGAACAAGCCATAGATTGCCCCAACGATCAAGTAGGACAGAATTCATCCCGTCAAACTTCAATGATCCGAACTCCCTCTGGTATGAAAGAAGTAATCCATATGAGTAATGATGCTATAGGTAACCATAAACAATTAGATTATATGCCGTCAGTTAAATTTCCAGAAACAGGTTTTGTTTGGGGAGCCAACCAAACATTTAATGAAAGAACTAAATATTATATGCAACCTTTTACTTATTTTAACACTATGTATTTATTCAGAATTATTGCAAAGCCTCCCCTTTTCTCTGCTCAGCGTGTGTGGGTTTCAGTTAGATATAATGATACAGCAGGTCAATCCAATCTAGGATTTGAATGGAACCCCTCAGAAGAGAATGAAATACATTGTTTAGTGCCATGGATTAGTCAAGACTTAGTAGCAGATGTGGAGAATGTAGATGATCATATGCCTATTATAGACGTTACAGAAATGACACAGACAATCTTTGCAGAGGGATTGCCGTCAACTATAGATTATGCAATTTATGTAGCCCCCATTAATATGTATCTCTATCTACCAAAACCAGTTTCTATTAGTGGTGTAACTCCCCCAACAACTTCAGATAAGAAACCTCTATATTTCTCACGTGTTATTGCTAGCCCAGATCAATTATCAGTTATTCAAAATACCGGAACTTCACAAATGAGAGTCTTAAGTGTTAGCGTTACAGATCCAGCAACAGACGCAAGTATTAAAGCAATTACCTCGACAGCAGCAACAGTAGATGTTTTTGATTATTCAGCAAATGCAATTGGAGGAACAAGACAATTTTATTTTCATAATTCTGGACAGCATGAATATACAAATTATACACTTTTAAATTGTAACGCAGAAATTTATCTTCAATATACCGATGCCCCTGATACTCTTACATTAATTGATGAATTTAATATTTTCTCCACCACCTATAACTATCCTTCTCAAAATTATTATATTGATTTGTTAACAGTTTATCTTTCTGATTTGTCAGATAGAGAGATTCTTTTAGACGGTGATGCTAATAGAGCAAATGACAAGATTATTATTAAAGATGGTGTATTTTACAATGTATTCCCCCAACGTAGAACAGGATCAAAAACAGTTACGTTTGTTCCAGAAGTAGATACATATCTTTCGTCATGGGAAGTAGGAACAGCTAGAGTTAGAGAGCAAATTAATGAATATCACTATAACCCAGAATTTGATCTAGATAAGAAATTATATGGTAAGACAGGAGATCACACGAAACGAGTAGATACTCATTGGGATTTAATAACATCTAAATATTTCAATACAAATCAGGATTCATTTTTAGTTAATACTGCAACTTCAGGACTTGCTTCTTTAGATCTATCTAGGCATTTTTATGCATCAAAACAACCTATTATCAAATTTACTGCAGCAGCAGTGCCATCAGCAAATGTGTTATTCAGAATTACACAAGTCCCTCCCTCAACGGTAAATCTTACCATTGATGAGATCCTTCAGCTCCCAGGCACAGAGTGGGACCCCCATACAGGCGCTCTTATACTCCAACCTTATTGGAGAGAGAGACAACCTATTCAGTATGCAGAAGAAATTGACGCAACTTATTTAATTTCGGTTTTATCAGGAACAATTGGTTCAGAACCAGTTGCTGTATCTATGTTCACAAATTATACCCCTGTAGAATATTTCGTACCATTTATTCAGTCCAACCTCGTGCGTGTTAGAGAACAAATAGGAGAAGAGAAACCAATGGAGACAAAAGAAGGCGCAACAGCAGTGTCCACAGATGAAAGCACAGGAATCTCAGGAGATATTAAAATAGAGGAAGTCCCACAAACTAGCGCAACCCTATATGAAACTCCTTCCATGACTCGGAAATGGAACTTTGTTACATCAAGAAAATTAGTTGTAGGCCAGGAAGTGTTCACAATGGATATTGATTCCAGATCTTTTGGAAATATAAATCACACGGAAATTATTAGGTATAAATATTGGAACGGTAGACCAAAATTTAAATTCACATTCCAGTGCGCAAAGAATGTTGTTCAAGATATACATATGATTCAAGTCCCATCAACGTTTGATCCTCTTATATACACAGCTACAGAGTTGAAATCACTTAAAGCATGTAATGCCATTTCACCTCAGGACGGACCTCTTGAAATTGAGGCTGAGTGGATGACATTGGCACCACGTGTTACATTATCCGATAGTATAGGTAAATTCGTGTGGATTATCGAGAACACGAATAGAGGAGGTCCCACAGATGCTTTCCATCCATTGGATGTTGTTCTAAACATCTACTGTGACCTCTCAGACGTGCAGATGTCTATTGAGACTGGATATTCACCGTCAGATATCCCTTGGTCGCCACCCATCTTCGGTGGTTCTGCAATAAAGGAGAGACCCAAGAAAGAAGCACCTGAGGAACTAGCAGACCTCTTTGCAATTTTCTTGTCAGCTATGAATATGCGCGCCGCCACTTTGTCAGTTAGTGATGAAGTAGATGATGGCGGTATATCTCTATGCTGAAACCCCACATTATTACCCTTATGTTCACCATTCAATAGAATGTTGTGAAAACAAAGGGAATAGTGTGGTATAACTTCAATACACC